AATTATAAATAAGCATGCCGACGGCATTGAGGCCTTTCCGGAGCCTAACGTGCTTCCCAGGGAGGAAAGCGACAGGGAGGAGGCGTCCAGGCTGTCCTCAATTATCCCGGCAGTGCTGGAGCAGAACGACTTTGAGGAAACCTATTCCGACGTGCTGTGGCAGAAGCTGAAAACGGGTACAGGAATATACGGCGTTTTCTGGGACCCGTCCAAGCTTAACGGACTTGGAGACATCGCAATAAAAAAGGTGGATATACTGAATCTTTTCTGGGAGCCGGGCATTATGGATTTGCAGAAGAGCAGAAACGTTTTCACAACAGAGCTGGCCGACAACGACGTGCTGGAGGCGCTGTATCCAAAGCTAAAGGGAAAGCTGGGCGGAAACGGCGTGACAACGGCAAAATACATTTACGATGACGCGGTGGACACCAGCGGCAAAAGCCTTGTGGTGGACTGGTACTACAGAAAATACAGCGGCGGAAAATGTGTTCTGCACTACTGCAAATATGTGAATACAACGGTAATATATGCGACCGAAAACGACATCGAAAGGCCGATTGTCGGGGAGGACGAGAACGGCGCTGTGCTTTACGGGCCAAGCAGGGCCCAAAGGGGCTGGTACGACCACGGAAAATATCCCTTTGTGTTTGACAGGCTGTTTCCCTCCGAGGGCACGCCCTGCGGCTTCGGCTACATAGACGTGTGCAAAAACGCCCAGGAGCAGATTGACAGGCTAAATCAGGCGATAGTCAAAAACGCCGTCATGGCGGCTGCTCCAAGGTTTTTTATAAGGGGAGACGGAAGCGTTAACGAAAAGGAATTTGCCGACTGGACAAAGCCAATTGTGCATGTTAACGGCAATCTGGGCGCCGACAGCATAAGACCAATAGACGTGCCGAATTTGGGCGAAATATACATGGCGGTGCTCAACTCCAAGGTGGAGGAGCTGAGGCAGACCGCAGGAAATAACGAGGCGTCCACGGGAAACACGCCATCAGGAGTAACGGCGGCCTCGGCCATTGCGGCGCTTCAGGAGGCTGCGGGAAAAACCTCAAGGGCAAGCACGCTGTCGGCCTACAGAGCATACAGCCGTGTTATTTCTCAGGTGATAGAGCTTATAAGGCAGTTTTACGACCTTCCAAGACAGTTTAGAATTACAGGGCCGGTGGGCGAGGATATGTACGTTTCCTACGACAACAGCGGCATAAGGGCAGAAGGAGGAAGCTATCCCGCCCCTCCTGTATTCGATATAAAGGTATCCGCGCAGAGGAAAAACGTATACTCTAAGGTTCAGCAGAACGAGCTTGCGCTGGAGCTGTACCAGAGCGGCTGCTTTAATCCCAGCCTTGCGGACCAGGCCCTTCTTCTTTTGGACACAATGGACTTTGACGGAAGGGAACGGCTCATAAGAAAAATCCGGGAGAACAGCGGTCTTACACAAAGGCTGGACACGTACAGGCAGCTTGCGCTTGCGCTGGCGGCACAGTATGACGCCGAGGTTTACAGCAGGCTTGCCTCGGAGGATGAACCCACGGGAGCACAGCCGAAAAAAGGCGTAAAAAGACGAGCCGGCGGTGAATCCGCGGTTACGCTTAAGGCAAGAAAAAGGACGGCGCAGACAACAATGCCAAGATAAAGGAGGAAAAGCAATGGAGGATTTAAGCAGGGACAGCCAAAACGAGACGGCGAGAAAAAGGCTGATGGAAATTATGGACGAGGCCGAGGAGGCGAAAAAGCTTTATCCGTCGCTGAACCTGGACAGGGAATTTGAAAACCCTGTATTCAGAAGGCTGATGGTTTCGGGAGTGCCGGTGGTTTCCGCATACGAGCTTATACACAGAGATGAGGTAAACCTCATGCTTGTGGAAAGGGCCGTTAAGCAGGCTGAAAAGAGGATTTCGGCGGCAATACAGTCGGGAGCGGCAAGACCGAATGAAAACGGGGCTTCATCGGCACTTCAGACAGAAACGGACCCGAGAAGGCTTTCAAAGGCCGACAGAAAAGACATTAAGGACAGAGTCACAAGAGGGGAAAGGGTATACCTTTAATCAGAAAGGAATGATTGGATGTTAAAACTTAATTTGCAGCACTTCGCGGAGGCCGGAACGCTGGTCAACGCAACAGGGGGATATGTAAACGCCTATGACGGCACGTCATCGGACTTTTCGGGAGCCGACACGCTTTCGAGCACAATGAAAACCTATTATGACACCGAGCTGCTTGAAAACGCCAGGGCGGAGCTTGTGCATACCCAATTTGGCAAAAAGCAGCCGCTTCCCGCCCACAGAGGAAAAACAGTGGAGTGGAGAAAATGGAATACATTGGCCGACGCCGCACAGCTTACCGAGGGCGTAATACCCACGGGGCAGAAGCTTGGACAGTCCAGTATAAACGTGCCTGTGACCCAGTACGGCACATACGTTACGGTTTCCGACCAGCTTGAGCTGCACGCGGTGGACGACGTGATTTTAGGAGCTGCCGAGGAGCTTGGCGCGTCGGCCGGCTCCACAATGGACAGGATTGCAAGAAACGTGCTCTGCCAGGGCACAAACGTTATATACGCGGATAAGGTCGATTCCAGCGGAAAGGCCGTGGAGGTAACCTCAAGGGCAGGACTTGACAAAACGGCAAAGCTTACGCCGGCAATGGTAAACAGGGCGGCCACATACCTTAAAAAGATGAAAACGCCAAAAATCGACGGAAAATACGTGGCTGTTATCCATCCGTCGGTGGGCTATGACCTGCGCCAGAGCGAAGAATGGAAGGAGGCGCACAAGTATGCCTCTCCCGATGAGATTTACAACGGCGAAATCGGCGAGCTCCACGGCGTGAGATTTATCGAGACAACCGAGGCCAAAATTGTTGAGGGTGATAACGGAGCGGTTTATCTGTCGCTTTTCTTCGGAAAGGACGCCTACGGAGAGATTGACCCCGACGGCGGCGGAATGGAAATGATTATAAAGGATAAGAGCGAGGCCGGCGGCCCGCTGAACCAGTTCTCAACGCTGGGATATAAATTCTCCACGGCATTTAAGATACTGTACGAGGATAGAATGGTGAGAGTTGAAAGCTGCTCGGACTACTCTGATATTGACGTAAAGAACTAAAACAGATGAATTAAGACAGGAGGAAAAAGGATGTCTACAGCAAACAGCGGCGTTACAGCCGGTACATCTAAGGACTGGGAGGAAATGACCGAGGTCAGGCTTCCCAAGGCTCCAAAAACGGAGCAGAACTTTCAGTTTGTCGGAGTTAACGGCAGAACCTTTCAGGTGCCAAGGGGCAAAAGCGTTAAGGTTCCAAAGCCCGTCGCGGAGGTTCTGGCAAATTCCGAGGCGGCAAGGGAAGCGGCCGAGGAATATGAAAACGGACTGGCAGGGGAATAACCCTGCCTTTTTTTGAAAGGAGGAAGGGCCATGCTTATAGCGGAGGCAATTGAGCTTGCGGACAGGCTGAAGCCAAACGCCTATACGCGAGAGGAGAAGGTAAAATGGCTGTCGGATATTGACGCACAGATATACAGGGAAATAATACTTACACATGAGGGCGCGGTAGAGTTTAGCGGCTATGACGGCTCCACCGATATTGGAAGCACTGAGCTTCTGGCGCCGAACCCCTATGACGAGCTTTACATACACGGCCTTAAACGCCAGATTGATTTAAACAACGAGGAGCTTGCCAAGTATAACAACGACTGCCTTCTTTTCAACAGCGCCTACACAAACTTTTATGACTGGTACAACAGGGAGCACACGGCCAAGGGTGTAAATGCCTTTAGGCTTTAAGGGAGGCAGATTATGCTCTATCCAACACTTAACACAATACAGACCAAAAATATAATGACGACTGTATTCTCAGGAATGAGACGGGGGCTTAAGCAGGGAGAAGGGGAGTTTTACCATACGGAGAACCTGACCACAGACTGCTGTCCTCTGGCGACTGACAGAGCTAAAAGGGGGACTGTTGCTGTCCTTGACTCGCCCCAGGGGCTCGCCGTAAAGGACGGACTTGTGTATGCCGACGGAGCGGACCTCTATTACAACGGCGAAAGGGTTCCGGGGCTTGTGCTTTCAACCCTTCCGCAAAGCCAGCCAAAAAGGTTTGTCAGCATGGGCGCATACCTGTGCGTGTTTCCCGACAACCTGTATCTTAACACCGCAGACATGTCCGAATACGGCTCAATGGAAATGAGCTGGGAGGGCGATACACAAATCAGTTACTCAATCTGCAAGGGCGACGGCACAGCCTACGAAAAGCCTGCGGTATCAAAGGACGAACCGTCAAATCCCGAAAACGGGGATTTATGGATAGATACCTCCGGCAGCACGCATGTGCTTAAGCAGTACTCAAAGGCCATGTCCATGTGGGCGGAGATTGCGTCGGTATATATAAAAATCGAGGCCGCAGGTATAGGGCAGAACGTTTCCGCCGGGGACGGAGTACGCATAAGCGGCTGCAAATACACAGGAAGCAGCGATGAGCTTAAAAAACAGCTGGAGGCCCTTAACACAACTGCTGTTGTTAGGGAAAGGGGAGACAACTACATAGTGGTCACCGGAATACTTGACGAGGCGTATACGCAAAACGGCGGCGTGAGCGTTAAGCGTAAGGTGCCCAAAATGGACTTTGTGACAGAATGCCAGAACAGGCTTTGGGGCTGTTATTACGGTATTGAGGACGGAAAAACAGTAAACGAGATTTTTTGCTGCAAGCTGGGCGACTTCAAAAACTGGGAGGCCTACGCGGGAATTTCAACCGACTCCTTTCGTGCCTCCTGCGGAACTGACGGCGTGTGGACGGGAGCTGTGACATATCTCGGCTATCCTCTGTTTTTCAAGGAAAACTATGTGCATAAGGTCTATGTATCCTCAAGCGGGGCGC